CGCCCGCGAACTGGCCGACACCCACTCCGCTAGTCGTACCGTCCGCGTAGACGTTTGTTCCGAGGGCACCTCCTGCACCGCCAACGCCATTGGCAGCACTTCCGGTGGCTTCTGCGCCATTGCCGCCGACGCCGCCCTTGCCGCCGCCGCCACCAGCAGCACCGTCCACCGTGTAGTAGCCATTGCCGGTTCCACCAGCGTTGCCCTCACCAGCGATTCCCGCGCTGCCTGTTCGGGACTGCATGGACCCAGTTGCGCCGCCACCTGACCCGCCGATCTGCCCGCTCACGAAACCGTAGGCAGCGCCGCGATCCGTTCCACCTGTGCCGCCACCTCTCGATTTCAGTAGTGAGCCTCCGTAAACCTGAAGGGTTGTTATTGAGCCGATAGTGCCCTCGGCGGTGCCGACGCCACCGGCGCCGATAGTGATTACGTTGGCACCCACGGTGAGGCTCTGGAAGGGGAAGTCCATAGCACCGCCCGCACCGCCACCGCCGCCGCAGTACCCCCCGCACCCGCCACCGCCGCCGGACACGATCCAGATATCGAACCGCAAGGACGACGGGACGGCCGTCGGGGTGATGCTCCCCGAACTTGTCCATGTCAGCGACTTGTAGCCGGTGTAGGAGCGCAGGGTTGGACTGCCGGTAGTTGCGTAGGCAAACGCAGGTTCGGCAGCAGCGCCGAAAGCGCCGGAAGTCCAATCCGATACGTTAGTCCCCGAAAAGAACCGTTCGACTCTCGGCATGACTACGGTGAAACGTCGATACGGTTGACGTACCCAAACAACTGGATAGCCGAAGTGGTTGCCGCGAACGCTGCTATCACCAACGGTGAACCGTTACCAACGATTATCAGACCGGGGATGACCAGCGTCAACCCGGCCTCAGTGGTAATGGTCTGTTCGATGATCCCACCAGCCGAAGCCGTCCCGTACTCAATAGTGAGTTTCCGATCAGCCGAATCATAGTTGGCCGCATAGATCCAAACCTCGTCGGTCTGGTCCGTGTCAGACGGCCCGGTGTGGATCGTCTTACCGGCACTCGCGGCATCATCGACAAGGATGCCGAGGCCGTCGGTGCTGCCCGACAGTTTGAGTTTGGTGAAAGTGGTTGCCATTGCTGCTCCTAACCTGAGAACACTTGATTGGCGAGGATAAGACTACCCTCGGTGAAACCGCCTGTAAGACCCGCAGCGGTTGTTGCCGTAGCAGCGTTACCGGTACACGACCCGGACGAACCGGAAGCGTTACCCGTCAGGGGGCCTGTAATCCCTGTTGCTGTCAGCATCCCGGTGCCAGCGTTGTAAGTCAACCCACCGTCTGACTTGGGGCCTAAGTCACCGGTCGCGCTCTCCCAGAGGGCCACGCTGCATGACGTGTCCGTGGTGTCAGCGACTGTGATGCTGGCCGGAACGATGGCTGCTGACCCGTTGAACGACACCCCGCCAATGGTTCTGGCTGTGTGCAGGACGGTCGCTGTCGCAGCCTGACCGGTCAAAGCACCTGTGAAGTTGGTTGATGTCAGAATCCCGGAACTGGGGTTGTACGTCAGTCCGGTGTCTGTTTCAATGCCTTGGGTGCCCGTCGCGCCGTCTACAAAGGCCGGGTACACGGTTTCGTCTGTTGCGTTGTTGGCCGTGACTGTGACGCTGGTACCGACGGTTGCGGAGTCGGCGTTGCCAGTGACAGCACCAGTGATCGGTCCAGCAAACGCAGCAGCAGTTAGCAGTCCCGAACTGGGGTTATAGGTAAACCCGGTGTCTGTCTCAATGCCTTGCGTGCCGGTAGCGCCATCGACGAATGTCGGGTAAACCGTTTCATCTGTCGCGTTGTTCGCCGTGACTGTGACACTGGTACCGACGGTGGCGGTAGCGGCGTTGCCGGTAGTGGAACCCGAGGAACCAGAGGCGTTGCCCGTCAACGCACCAGTGAAGTTGGTTGATGTCAGAATGCCGGAACTCGGGTTGTAGGTCAGGCCAGTATCAGTTTCGATACCCTGTGTGCCCGTCGCACCATCCACGAACGTGGGGTAAACCGTTTCGTCGGTTGCGTTGTTCGCAGAAGCCGTGACACTGGTACCTACGGTGGCTGTGGCCGCATTACCGGTGCAGGACCCGGACGAACCAGAGGCGTTGCCGGTGATGTTGGTTGTGATGCCGCCAGCAACAGTCATCGCACCAGCGGTGTTGATGACCATACGGTCGTTGGTGCCCAACGCTGTGCCGTCACTGATCTTGAAGGCATCCGAATCGGAGTCGTCTATGCCGATGGTGAAGGTTTCACCCGTGCCGTTGTCCAAGGCGAACGAAAGGTCAGCGTCGTGTACGGCACCGGTTCTGGCGTAGATCCTGACCAACTGGTCGGTGGTGGCAGCCTTGACTTCGACGTGGAGGGCGGCACCCGGTGATGTTTCGTTGATGCCAACCCGCAGGTTGGTGGAGTCCTCGGTGAGTACGTCGCCGGTCAGGACACTGGTGACGCTGACCCAAGCAGACCCGTTGTACGTCTGTACTTGGTCGATCGACTTGAGGTAGCAGATCATCCCCTCGGTCGCTGTTACAGCATCGCGGGCTGTGGTGTCAGCGAACACCAGACAAACCTGATCCTGTAGATACGCTTGGACGTTTGCTGCGGTGACGACCTCGTTCGCCGCCCATGTGCGGTGCCCTGATCCAGCCATTATCCCAACTTGTCCTCGTCTAGTACGTCATCTGTCCGGTCCATGATGAGGCCACGATGGGATACGTCATGGTTCGGAATGTGCTGCTTCTCGAAGTAACCGAAGTTTAGCGCATAAACGGTCGGGGCCTCGCTGGTGCCGTCATGCGAATAGGCGCGGATGCGAACATTGAACGACCGCATCGTGAACCCGCCGGTTTCACGGACAACATGGGTGATCGTTTCGTTGCCAGCGTCGGACGCATCGAACACGAAGGTGCCGATCGGACCGTCGTCGGAGGCTTCGTCGCGGAAGATGTCGACGTGTACCAGTCCACGGCCTTGGAACGTGACCCCGATCTCGCGCAACTGGATGTACCGGTCGAGGGACAGCACCAGCGGTGCGGAACGCCAGTAGTACGTCGGAGCGAGAACGTCGGCCTCCAACCGGCAGATAACACCCTCACCCTGCTCCTGATACTTGCCGACCGAGCCGTACACGGCGTCCGTGTTGTTGAACACCTGACCGGCGGGTACGTCCCAGTAGCGGATGCGGTTATCGAACCCTGTTTCCTGAACGGGGTCGGAGAGCCGCCACCACGACCCGCTGCGTTCATCGAGCACCCATTCGTTCGGCATGAGCACATAGTTGTTCCACGCCTCGCACGAACCGGTGTGTCCCTTGCGTTTGGCAGCGTCGTCATAGTCGCAGAAACCAACGTCTAGGAACGGACTCATGTTTTTGGACGTGTCGCCACCATCCCACGAGTACACGGAACCCTTCGCTGTCGGGTAGATGTAACCGAGGGTAGACATCGCACCGAGTCCAGTTGCGTTACCAGTTACCTTCGGTAGCGCCGAGACGGTGGGGGCTTCCATTGAACCGGTGACGAGAACCGCGCCACGCCCCTTGATGAGCAGCAACTGGTTTGCGGTGATGCTGGCCCACGACGTGTAACCGGTGGCGTTCTGGATCTCAAAGGTGATCTGCTCGCCAAACGTGTTCGCGGAACTGCTCTCGAAGTCGAACAGCACCCCCGGCGGGGTGGAGAACGAAATGTTCTCGTTGGATGTGATGTTCGGCCCGTTGACCCGGGTGAACTGCGACACCACGAACCCGACGATGCGGTTCTGGTGTGACACGATCTCGGTGGGCTTGTTCGTAGTCGGGCTACCGACACTGGTTGTTTCGGACATCAGGTACTTCGGGGACGCCCCGCCGGTGCCATCCACTGAGTCCGGGTAGGCCACGACATCCCAGTCGGAAAGGTCGTGGGCCATCCACGATGCGACAATCACTGGTTCGCCGGGACGGAACTGGTCGTCCTCGGCAAACGTCCCTGACCGCTTCTCACGGGTTGATGCGAACGTGATCGGCCGCCACAGTTCGCTGGCTATCGGAGACGGGCCGGATGTGAAGGCCCGGTCGAGGATCACATAGTTGGTGTTGTTCGCAAGGTTCACAGCCTCGATGTGGACGTTGCGGCGGTTGACCGATGATCCGTCGGATTCCAGCCATTGAACACCCACATACAGTTCAACGGGGTAGTCGTAACTCTCAGACGGACCCCCGATTCCACCCTGAGAAGCAAACCCGGACACCTCAAAGTTCGACCCCGCAATGAGGGGGTTTCCGTTGTAATGCCACCCAGATGCGCTATCCAACACATAATCAGTGGTGACAGCGCGGTTCAGTGTCTTGGCGGTGCGGACCACCTGCATCTTCGGGAGGGGTTCCAACCCAGTGGTGGGGAGGGCCACACACCCCCAAGTGTCGGTCTGCTGCGCCGTTCCCGGCTCCTGAGTGGGGCTGAACTTGTCGCGGATACCCGGGCTGAAGTCAGTTAGTTGAAAGTACTTCAGTTCGGCCATCAGTCACACCCAGTAGCATCCTCAACGTACCTAGTTCTTCTTGAAGGGCCACTATTTCGCCCCGCAACTCGAACAGTGTTGTCGTTGATTCTAGTGCGTGCAAGTCGGCCTCTCGTTCCCTCCCGGAAACAGACGACTCCTGACTCCGCATGAAGCCTTCGACCTTGGCGCGTCGTTCGGTGGAAAACACCATCGCTGCTTCTTCGTGCAGATTGGCAAGTTTTCCGGCGACAGCGCAGTAAAGGGACTTCAGGTCCTCTGGAGGAAGCAGATGGTAGCCAGTGAAGTCGTGGATCACTGACGGCGAGCGCGCTTGGACGCAACCGGTTCCGGCTTGTCCTCGTCAGCGTCGGCATCTGGCTGCTCCGATCGAACCGTCGTCTCATACTGCTTCTTTAGCCGATCCAAGTCTTTCGCCTGCTGGCGGATCATCCCCAGCATGTCCTGATGTTCGTCGACTGTCACATCCGCCTGCGTCACGGCTCCACCGGTCGGATCGTCGATGACGGTGATGAACTTGTCATTGCCGTCCACATCCGTAACCTCGACATGAGGTTTGGTTTCTTCCCACATCGCGGGATTGTCGGCGCATCCGCCACGCTGCATGAGACGGCGGTGTTCATCGTCGCGTTCACGCATTGCACGGTCCGGCTTGTTCTTCGTGTCCCAGTCACCAAACCACAGTTTGGCCGCCTGCAATGGGACGATGGCCTGACCGCCGGGAACCACCGAGTACGTTGTCCCGTCGTACGAATCGACGAGAGCAACGTCCCGGAGGTTAGTTACCCGTACTACTGACATAGGTGCCGCCTACCTTTGAGTTAGTTGTAACTGTTAGAACTTGCTGAACCAGATGGCTGCCTGATTGGTGGAACCAATCTCGGTACCAAGGTAGACGCCGAAGTTGTCGCCGGTGATCGTCCCTGCTACTGCTGGGGCCAACACCCCCGCCACACCATCCGACGCACCGATAATCACGATGTTGCCCATCGCCGGAGACGTGCTGCCGATGTTGCAGACGGCGTAGCCATAGACCACGACCTCCACAACCTCACCAGCGGCTGCCGCGTTTTTGGCAACCCCGAGGACGAGTTCCGGCAATGCGTCCGAGACATCGAGTGTCTCGACCGTGATCGTCGTGTCCGTGTTGACGGTAGCCGCCACCGCTACAAGGTCGCCTGCTGAGATAGCAGCGGCAGCCTCGAAGGGAGCAACAGTCTGGAAGTTGACCTCGTTGCCGGTCGTACGACCAAAGGCACCGAGTGGGTTGGTTAGAACCTGATTTGCCATGTCGTATGCTCCTTAGCCTGTGAGGGCAGACATTTTGCCCTGCAACTGGCAGTTGTTGATGATGAGGTTACCGGCCCAGAACAACTTGGCGACCATCGCATCCTGCTGGATCGGCGTCTGGAAGTCTTCCAAGTAGAAGTCTGCCCGTGGCGACACAGCAAAGTGGATGAAGTCTTCGTTCAGGAAGTAGATGTGCTGACCGGAGCCAGATCCCGACGGACCGTCAGTCGGAACGTGGGAATCAACGCACAACGGAACTCCGTTGAACAACAGGTTGGTGAAACCAGCCTGTGCCAACTGCTCATCGACTGCGCCCTGACCGGTGTGGATCTGCACATCGGCCTGGTTCAGCGCCCAGAAGCGGTTGTAGTTGGTCTGCGAGGTGACGATCACCGTTGGGTGGCGGCCACCGTTGGAGCAGTTGCCAAACATGGTGTTCATCGTCGCCAGCGACAACGTGGTGGTTGATCCGTCGTACTGCGACTTCCACCATGTGTTGGCGGACCGTAGGATTCCGGCGTAGGTGCCGAGGACCGTAGAGTCGTCGACAGCACCTTCGATGCCGTCGATCTGCTTCGTGTCCGTTGACCCGTCCGACCAAAGGCCAGTACCGAGGAGTTCTGCCATTTCCATCTCGGCCTGCTGGAAGTACAGCCGGATGAAGTCGGCAACAGCCTCGGGGCTGTCGGTCTTGATGAGGGTCAGTCCGTCGACGGTGACCGGAACGTAATACTGCTTCCAGTCCCATGCAGCGTTCTTGATGGTGTCCGACGGGGTGACATCCAAGAGGTCAAATCCCGAGTAGGCACCACCGGCTGATAGACGAGAGTGCATGAGTGGTACTTCGATCTGTGTTCCACCCCGAACGATCTTCTTGTTGGCCGAGTTCAGTCGGAACAACAGAAGGTTGGAGTTGTAAACATTGTCGGTGATTTCCGGGAGGATGTACCGACGCGCGATCGAAGTAACGACATCAGAGCCGATTGGCGTTGCCATGTGTTACTCCTGTTACTAGGTTAGTTTGGCCGTTTCCCAAGTGCTGCCGCGATTTCGTTGACCATCGCTGATCGACGACCCGCTGCATCACCGGGGACTGCATCGGAGTCCTGCCTTGAAACACTGCCCGCAGAACCACCGACAGAAGCCATCTTACGCTTTCGTACCGCATCTGATTCCGTTGCCGCGATTCGCTTATTGAACTCTCGTTCGCGTCCGTCCTCAGACTGCAAATACACCATCTCAAGTGCGCGTTCTACCGCTCTGACCGGATCACCGGTTTCCTGTAAAAGAGCGGGGACTATGTTGAGTCTGGCTGCTTCTGTCGCCATCCGATGCACTTCTGCGTTGCTGAGGTCGTACGCCGTGCCGAACTGTGCTTGGGCCGTTTCAACATGCTTCTGGTTTTGGTGGGCTAGTGCCTGCTGCTGGGTCTGGTGCTGCTGAGCGAGGTAACCCTCCAGTTGGTCAACCTTCTTCAACCTGTCCTGAACGGAGTCAGGTAGAAGGTCCCAATCCTCATAGAGATCCTCCGCTGGGGCCTGCTGCGGCTGCTGCGGCTGCTGCTGCTGCTGCTGCTGCTGCTGAACCGGGGCCTGCTGGCCGTGGGGGATCAGTTGGTATTCGCCGGTCATGTATCCGACGAACTTCATGGCCTCATCAGGATTGGTGTTCATCCAATCCCAGAACTTGGCAACCCTTTCCGCTTCCGCCTGCGGAACCTTTACGTCACCGAGTTGAATGTAGTCGGTAGCGTCACCGCCGGGAGCCTCTCCCTCGGCGGCTGGGAGATCGTCGCCCCCGGCGGCAACATCTGGTTCAGCGACCTCCTCGTCGCTGGCGAACTGGGATTCCAGATCCGACACCCACCGTTCGGTGCCGACCTCCGCAGAAAACCCCTGATCTGAAAGGGAGTCGTCTATCTGGTCCTGTGAGAGTTCATGTTCAGATGTATCGTCGCTCATTTACCGCATTCCCGCTGATGCCACCAAACGACGTAGTTCGTCTGGGTTGGGCATCCCCGCCGATGGAGATTGTCCTTGTGGGGGCTGGCCCATGCCAGCCCCTCCGGGCGCACCTAGTTGCTGGCCCATGCCCTGTGGCAGTACGCCACCAGCCTGTGCCATCGCCTGTGCCGCCTGTTGCATTGGTTCACGCAACTTCTGAAGTATGGACGACTCAATACCCGACAGAAACTCAAGGTTCGCATCTGGAGCGGCCTTGAGTTGCGCTAGAGACGAGAGGAGTTGGTGCAACCCCTCCTGCATCGTATTGTTCTGTCGGGTAGCCATGAGTCGCTACTTTTTGGCTGACAAGTCCCGAGGGGACTGGTTCTTCTTGGACGTGGTGTTCGCCCCGTAGTCGCGGCCCGAAGTGTGCCCCAACTTGTGAACCTTGATGCTCTTGCCTGCTGTGGATGCCGGTCCGGGCATGATTACTCCTTGTTAGCGGTTATACATGATTACAGGTCGATCGCGTTGCGGCGATCGTCGTTACCTTTGCCTGTCGCCTTGTTGACAGACTTTCGACCGACCTGCTTCGACATTACCGAACCCTTGTCGGAGGGACCCGACCAGTTCGCTGGTGTCGGTGCAGCGTTCGATGTGAACTTCTCAGCCATGTTTCCACCTTACACTATCGTTGACGGTTGCGGGACCCCATGTTCGTTTGTTGGGGGTTGGGTTTCTGTTCGTCCTGCCCGATACCGAGGGTAGCCCCGGCATTCAGCCGTTGTAGCACCTGTTCACGGTTCGGGTAGTCGTGCGCTTCAAGTACGGCCTGTGCGTCCAGAGCGCCCATAGCGAACAAGGTTTCCGCTTCTGCAATGCGGGCGGCACGGGAAATCGGCATGGCGCTACCCGCACGAACGAACAGGGAGAACTTCATGGGGTCTGCACCTTCTTCGTTGGGGATGAAGAAGTGTCGCGCCCGCAGCGCCAGCATCGACCGTTCACCGTCTTGCCCCACGATGGACATGACCCTAGGTAGTGAATAGTTCTCCACCACAAGGTTCGCGCACAAGTTGCCCGCCGTCGACAGTGTTCTTTCCAGATTGCGAAGCCCGAGCCGTATCCGCACGAACGCCGATTCCGCAACGGAGTCGATGACTCCCTGTGCGTTTCGTCCCGTTGGAGAAAAACCGCGTACCACCCCTGAAAGTCCACTGATGCGTTCCATCTCTGAAATGTAGAACCCGATGAGTTCCTGTATGTCATTCGGCATCTGCGGCGGCACTAGCCAACCGGCTTCCGACCCTGCACCCTTCGTGATCCTCTGACCGGGGCGGTTGACGATCTTGGTGCGGGGAATACCGGACCGGGAGTCTTCCATGAAATTCGGGTTGGATACCAGTTCCGCGTGCTGCTGCAACGCCGCCAACAACCGGTTGATTGCCAGTTGGGGGTCAGCGAGGTGGTCGACGAGGGCGATGCCCCACATATCCCCGATGTCGTGCTGGGAGTAGCGGACATACGGGTGTAGCCCGTGGTTCCACAGGTCTATCGCACGTTCGTTCATCAGGACATGCGAACCGGTGGTAATAATCATCCGCCATTCGGTGACGTTGAACGGTTCCTCCTCGTCGTCACCCTCAGCAGGCGAGAACAGCGTGTTTTCCTTGATCCACGCCTCAAAGACCGTGATCGACCCTTCGGTGTATGCCGAATCCGAAACCCGACCGTTCTGACCGGGTTTCCCGTACACGGGTGGCACAGTCCCCGAACCGCCGCTGTGAGCACCGAGGTTCGCCATCGGTGCCCGGCTACCGGATTCGCTCGCGTCCCGACTTGGGAGGCTGTACCCGGCACCCGAGTCGGCTTCGATAACGTCCCCACGACCGGGGAACCGGCGCTCAAACTCGGTTAGTGATAGTTCACGGGCTTCAATGATGTAGTTGGCGTCGTCAAGGCTGGTTGCGTTGGGGTCAATAAACAGTGTGAACGGGTCGCATCGGCGCATCACTGGATTACCGGCACCACCATCGGAACCGGGATCGTAGATGCACTTGAAGAACCCGGTGCCATAGATGAAGGAGTCGAATAGAACCTTCTCCACCTCGGCCTCAAAGTTCTGGTTTACCCACAACGAGTCCAGCACCGTTTCCAAGTCCGCCGCCAGTTTCTGCTGAAAGTTGGCGTACTGGGAATGCGGGTCGGCTGACGCTACGCATTGGAACCGGACACGCTGGTCGGTCATCCACCCGACGAGGGCCGACACGATCGGGTAAATCTCGGACGCTGTAGGGGACGGCATCCACGCATCGCGGGTCCCTGACCATCCACGGTTGTGGAGAAGCCGGTACGCCTTGCGCCAGCGGTTGTGCCGACCGTTCATCTCTTTCCGGGCGATGTCAAACAGCCCGCTGATACGACCCGCTACTTCGTGGTCTTCGCCCTGTGCGTGATCGACCCGTTCCGCTACAGCCATTGCTTCACTTCTCGTTTGCCCGTCTGAGTGTTCCGCCTTAGCGTACTATCCATACCCTCCTCAGTTACTCTAAGCGATTCCTTGTCGTTCAGATCCACTGGGACGTAGTTGACTTTCCGACCGGTGCGTTCCGTTTCCTTCTCGGATGCGCGCCTCAGTTCCTCCTTGAACTGCTTTGGGTCGCTGATGACTTTCCCTACCGTCTGGTCGAAATGCTCGTGCATCATGGCTTTCATCGCAAACGAGAAGACCCGTCTCAGAGTGGGGGCGCGGCACTCAGGGCATTTGACCATCGGGTCCTCGGTGTGCTTCTGCCACTTCTGGCCGTGCGTACCACAGCCACGGCATCGGTACAGGTAGACCGGCATTAGTAGGCAGACTCCCACGGGCTATGGCGTTCGGCTTCAGCGTCAGCGATTTCCCCGTCTCGTTCCTTCGTTACCTCAGACCACTCATCGAAGGCTAGATCGTCCATGCGGCTTCCTTGGTACCCCGCCCGTTCCGTGCCCGCCCGGCTGCCGCACTTTTCGCACGGATTCCCACGTTGGTACCGTGGTACGCCTTTGCAGCAGGGACACTTCGTTGGGGTGCTGTCGATTGTCATTGTTCCTCCTATTTGGGTGCCTTCAAGAGCGCCGTTACAATCTGACGCCCGTGCTTGGAAAACAGTTTCGTGAGGTTTCTGTAGATAGAACTACCTCGGTTGGACAGTGGATTGCCGAACATTTCGACCTGAGATAAGACATGAGCGGACTGCTCGACCGGCACGCCCGGTAGGAGCCGACGATAGTCGACCATCGCTTTCGGAATGCCTGCGTTCAGTCTCGGCGGCTTCGGCCGGGGACTGACGGAGCCGGGTGCTTTCACGTCACGGCGGAGTCCTTCTATATATGTGGGGTACATCCCGGTCCGGCCCTGCTGCAACTTGGCGAACCGGGCCGGGTCCTTGCGTCGTGCTGCGTCCAGTTGATCCACCAACCCCGACAGTTCCGGAGTAGCCGGGATACCGGGGGGTTGACCGTAGGATGGGATTCGCCCGGTTCCCACCCCGTGATAATCCTTCATCACGTTCATGCTGGGCATATCGAGATCCCTCCCCATAGCGTTGGTCGCTTGGCCGAGTTGACGAGCGAACCTTTGTTCGGCAGTCTCCGCTATTCCACCACCCTGAATGACATCCCAACGGGCCGGTTTGTACGGGAGAGGTTCACCCCAACCGGGCGCCCACGATGCGGGCGGACCCCCTTTCTTCCCACCCTTTATGGACTCCAACTGGCCTGCGAGCCTGCCGGGTTTCGGATCGGCCCCTTTCGCCTGTTTCACCACCTCGTCGGCCCCAAACCGTGGGTCTTGCCCGTGGTACTTCTGCCAAACCGGGTCTCCCGGTGGCGGGTCGGGTACATAAATCCGACCGTCCGGGATTGTGTATGCGGTGGTGATGCCGGTCCGGGCAACAACTGGCGGGCGTGGGGGGTCGCCAAACGTAGTGTTCCATCTCCCCGGCCCAGAGATTGACTTGACCCTACTCATAAACTGTTGGCCCAGACTGCTCTTATTCCCTTTGGCGTTCACATCGTCGAGAACCTGACCCATCGTGAGGCTGCCATGTTCACCGTCGATGAGGACGCCTCGCCCGGGCGATGGGAGGTACCCGCTATCGCTAATCGTGTAGGGCAGTTTCCCCTTCGCTAGTTCGGCGCGAGTCGGGACACGAATCTCGTCTGGATAGCCCCCTTGCTCTACGACGGCTTCCCAGTAGCCGATGAGGAACGAATACACCTGACGGGTGAGGGGTTCCGCCTTACCAGTTGGGACGCTCCTCAAACTCATGTTGTGACTTTAGTAGACCCAGTTCGGTGGCGGCTTCGGGATGTTCGTGTATCCACCTGTGGCAGTTGCGACACACAGCGACAGTGTTGTCGGGGTCGAGAATCGACCCTCCCCGTGCCCGGGTTAGTGGCTCGTGGAGTTCCACCGCTAAACCTGCACATCGCGCTTGTTTGCCGTGAAGGTAGATGATTGACCCGGCTTCGCAGAGTTCCCGCTTGGCTAGTTCCTCGCTGACCATTCGTGCGCGTTGTCGTTGGACCTTGGCGCGTTTCTTGCTGATCCGTCGTAGCGGTGTGCGTTTCATTTGACCACCGATGCTTGATCCCATTCTTCCCACGCGGGTGAGATCGGTAGGGCGTCTCGGGGTTCGAGTTCCCCCATAGGTCCTTCGTAGCCGGTCACAGGTCCCTCTGTAGAGGCGCAGATGCACGCAATCGCCATTGCCATCACACAGTCGTCGTGGGACCGCCCAGAGCCGTCTGCGGGGCCGTAGCCGCCAGCGGGGAGGGTGACGTAGGTCCGCATTTCGTCGTACGTCTTCGCATCGTGGATGGTCATGTCCTGATCGGCTATCAACTTGATGAGCCACCCGATCGCCCATTCCTTACGCTTGAACGTCGTTGACCAGCCCATCGTTTCGCTGATCTTGCCGGGGCTGCGATCCGCCCAGCGGTTGCGCCAGATGTGCGGGTAGTCGATCTCCACGAGTCTGCCTATCGTCGCGTAGCCGGGTCCTTCAACTTCGGTGCTGATCGTAGCGTGGTTGTAGTAGGCCCCCAGTTTGGCTAGTTCCTCAGCGAACGTCATCGGGTCGATCTTGCCGTTCCACACAGCGACCTGTTCGTAGGTGCGCCGGTTGATGACCTGAGCGCAGGCGTTGTCCCCCATCGTGGTGTGTGTCGGGTCGGCACCAATGAAGTACTTGCCCCAGCCAAGGTCGCTGGAGGGTTTCCGAAAGATGGTGAGGGACCCTGACCTGTCGGGTAGGAACTCCACATAGTTGCCTCGGCGGGTCAGGAATCCCTTTACCCCCAACTTGGGTTCGTACACCAGTTTCAGGCTCTGGATGGGGAACACGTTGGTCCCAGATGCAATAAACGCTTCTTCCGGGGTGGACGGGTACTCCTGCATGAACCTTTCAAGGTTGGAGTCGGCAAGGTTCCTGACCGCCCAGCGCCTCCAAATAAGGTGGTCGTCGGATACCTTCAACTTCTTCAATACTCGTTCGTCTTCGTTGAGTCCGGTCAGGGCCTCCTTTTTGAGGTTTGATGCGGTTGCGGTGTATTCGGGATGGCTCCACCACGGGAAGAACAGGGGCTTGTAGTCGTTTTCGCCGGATACGGCGTTCTGCCATGTGTCGTAGAACCAGTTGCCAACCCCGTTGGCGGTGGATTCCAAGATAATCATTGACTTCGCGTGGTTGGGGATCGTCTGCCTCAACCCCAGCATCATTTCGTCGGGGCGGTCCCAGAAAGCGATCTCAGATCCGTGCATGGCGTTGATCGTCCGTGACCGTCCAGCCCTCATGTTCTTAGCGGTGGCGATACGGATGCTGGACCCTGTTTCCTCCCACGCCAGTTCCTTACGGGAAACGTACTTCGTTGTGTAGATGTCCTTGAACGGGAACGTCTCCCAATACAACTTGGTCATGTTCAGCAGGTACTCGGATGCGTCGATCTCATGGGCGATCACCAGCCCGTACGTCTGTTCGTGCATCATCACCCAAGCGAACATCAGCGCCTCAGCCACCGTGGAGATCCCCAACTGCCGCGCCTTGAGCACAATGACCCGCACCGGTTTCCCAGTGGAGTACTGCTCATTGACGGCCGCCAACAGTTCCTGCTGCGCCCAGTTCGGGTGGAACTTCTCAATCGTCTGCATCTTTGTGCGGATGGAGAGTCGTTCAACGAACGGTTCAAAGTTCATTCGGGTGCGTCCGCCTCCACTTCGCCCTGATCGTCGTCTGGTTTGACGGGGTTGATCTTCATGGCGGACACCATTTCTGTCATCTCCAACCGCAGCGTCGAAAGGTCCTCACCGGATTCTTCTGCAAGCATCCCCATCATCTTGGCAAACAGGTTGGTAATCATCCGCTGTTTGACGACAGGGGACCCCTCATCCAGCATGAGGAGGGTTTCCTCAATGACCCGCCATGCAACCCGTCGCACCCCGACACGAAGGTCGTCGTCGTCGCGGACTGCCACATCGACTGGTAGATCATCGACAGCGAGACGGACTTTCTGAACATCTATGTCGAAGATTGTGGCAATCGTCATGGGTGACAGCCCGTACGACGCCAAACGGGAAATAACTGTTTTCGCTGGAGCACGCGACATTAGTCATCCTCCTCATCGGACCAGTAATCAGCGTTGATACTCCGGTACTGCGCCACCAACTCGTTCAACCGTTCCAGAACCGCCTCTTTCTCATCTTCCGAAAGACTTGAATCAACCCGGCGAACCCGATTCCAGTCAATGCCCATTTCGTAGCGTCTTTCTCGCTTCTGCAAAAAAACCGGCAACAATCGCTGGGTCTGGTCGGGTAAGGATGGGTTGGGTGACAGGGGCGTCACCCCGTGGTGCATCTTCTGTCACCCCGGTCTGTCCAAACTGTCGCCCCGTTTTAGAGTCGGGGTGACAACCTGACAGCCCGTACAAAACCACTTCATACCCGTTCGGCCTACGATCCCAACGGATATGCGAAGGACCGGGAACTACCCGCAACTCACCTATTCCAACGAGTTCTTTTATCTTCCGCTGGACTGTTCTGTCCGACAGCAAAGTCTTTCGGGCAATCGTCGCTACGGAAGGCCATGCGTTAGTTCCATCATGGTCACAACTGTCAGCAATCGCCAAAAGGACCAGTCGCGCATTCCCAACTGCGTCTGATTCATCCCACACCGCCGCCATGACTTTTATAGACATCAGGTCACCTCAACTGGGTAGTAGTCCCCTACCTTCGGGGATCGATCCAGCCACTCTGTGCTGATGACGTACTTCTTCGCACTCGGTAACCCATTCTTGTCGCCGTAAATGGCGGTAACCATCCCAAACTCGATCAGGCGCTTCGCACGGGCGGACGCCAAACGCCGATTCGTGTTCAGCAACGCACCCAGACGCTGATTGGACATCTGCACCGACCAAGGCGGACCAGTGACCGGATGATCGTCCACCGCGCCGCCCTTCTGGGCCATCTGCACCAACACATCCCATGTGTCAGCGTCCAGATTGGTAAAAGTTCGATTCTTAGTAGTAATAGTTGACATTGCATCCTTCCTAGATGTATCGTCAGTGTTGGCGAGATGAGCAGTCGCGTCAGGAACCTCCTTCCAAGGAACGGGGCCGGTGCCTATGTGGCGTCGGTCCCGTTCTTCGTTTTGGTGGACCGCTTGCGTTGAACGTCCACATCAAGGTTGATTCCGTAGGCGTCCGACACCGGTATCACCAAATGCTTGTCGGAATACGGCACCACCAGCGTTAGAAGCACGTCTCCAGACGCTGTGAACCGCAGATCCCGCATCGACGCCGTGAACATCGTGCCCTCAAACTTGGGTTTCACCCCAGCCCGGTGTGCTGTCGACGTTTCCTGCCGTGAAGTCACTCCAACATCTCCTTCCCACAAGACCTGCATCTGCGATAAGCCCCCCTAGATCCGACCATCCGGCCCGTCCAGTCATGCCAGCCGCGCGTAATGCAGGTTGTGGCCCCGAAACCGCCCCAGTTGGTCACAACTTCCCCCCCAAATGGGGACCCTCACCGTGGTCAGGCATCCTCGGCACCTCAGGTACGTCAGACACGTCCTGACCCCAATACTGCCAACCCGGCATCGTCTCAAACAGCGGATGCGAGTTGCCAACGTCCGATTCGTACCGGATTTCGTCGTCGTCGGGATCTGGTTGGCCCAAAAGCGTCCGAACGACACCAATACACATCTCCGTCATGGAAGTCAGCGACCGCTGCACCAAAACCAGCGCCAACCACAACGTCAATAGCACCACACCGGCCGAAACCGCCGCCATAACAGCCATGAGAACGGGATTTGACATTGGGTATTCCCCCTTTGTAGAAGATCAGCATACTGTACCGCATCTTGGAACTATCGGCGCCCACTCTTGCGGCGCTGCGATTCCAGACTGCGGCGTCCCCCCCCCCGGCGGCCGGTCGCGGTCAAACCGGGACACGGTTGGTTACCCTCTGGACATGTTCGGCCATATCCGTTGGTCTGGTAAGGTGGTGTTTGTCGATCAGCGAGATCGACGGAGAGGCACCGGGATACCGGGGCCGCCAGAGTGGAGATATCTACTCTGTCAACTACAACTTATAAGGAGTCAATGATGAGCGACTGCTCAGAACTTGTCAACCGTCTCGACTCGATGGCAGAGGCTGCCTTGGTGCTGCCTTCACCCGATGCGAAGAAACTTCGCACGACGGTGAAGACGCTTCGAGACAACGGCTTTGCTGACGAGGCGAACGCTGTCGAGGCTTCGATACCCGAATCCGTAACGGTGGATAAGGGCGTGGGAGACTCTGTCGCTACCGCTCTCACCATCCTTCACCCAGACGACGAGGCTGCAAAACTGGCTATCGCCCGATGGATCGCGGTTCGACCCTCACGGGGATCGAGTGGACCACGGAAGGCCACTGCCTCTGACAACCCGAAGACAACTTGGGTGTCCGTGTACTTCGACGGTGCTTGCATCAAGAAGTACATGCGGAGCAGCGGCGGTGCAATCACCTCGCTCCGCTTCCCGGCATGGGAGGCAATGCGTGACTTCCGCCAGCCCCTGTCAGAAGCGGCTTGGAAGGGTTGCATCGAGGACTTCAACACCTGCATCTACGGATCGGGTGGGGAGTTCACGGTGGGAGACTTCACCATCGAGGTGAAGGTTTGATCTAAGGGATGGGGGGCTTCGGCCCCCCTCTCCTTTGACCTTCGTTTGGGGCTGCCTTGATATTGCAAACAAGGCAAGCGGGTTCGATTCCCGCTGAAGGTACGAAAGCAAGACAACAAGAGCAACAGGGAGGTTGCGTAATGAAGCAAGACAAGTTGGTACAGATCAAGTGCCAAGGCACACCAGATTGCCAATGGGGTGACATCGAGGTGTATGCGATGAGGTGGGATCACGAGAAACGCGAGTGGAAGCAGACCATCGGACCCGTCATCGGGTACGAGTTTGCCGGAGTCAACGACTTTCAGGACACGATGGAGGTCATCAAAGGCCGCTACAACGTGGTCGTCACCCAGTGGATGTCACCTCAGCCCACCGTGACGTTTGAGTCGTGATGCCTGATCTCGCTGACTTCTACGCCTTCACCGACGACCGAAGCGTCGAGGCCGTCCTCGACTGGGTGATGGCCGTCCGATTCGCAGAGGCGGAACGAAATCACGCCGCCCCTCGACCCACACTCATCGGCGGGCAGGTGCCCATCTGTGTGTACGAGGCCGAAAGGCCGGTGATCGCCTAGCAGAGAGGAGTGACCCCGAATGGTTGCACCCTCATCAGGGGCGGTGCGGTGGGTTCGATTCCCACTCGGGGACGACGGAAGTGCCGTCAAGCAATGGAACGGAGGTTCCCAATGAAGGTCAGTAAGAGAGTTGAGAAGTACATCGACGTGGAGTTGGACGACGACGCAGCGCTCGCGTTGCGGTGGGTGTTCAAGTCCTCCAACGGCGGGCGTTACCCCGACGTGCTCGCCCCCTTGGCGCAGGCGCTGGGGGTGAGCGGCGATGAGTGACGAACTAGAGGTCGACCAACTGTTCATACCGGGGTTAGAACCCGACGAGGAGTTGGTTGTTGAGGTCAACGAAGAACCTGTCGACCCAACTGCCGTCAGGGCCATCATCGAGTCGATGCGGGCCACGCTACGGGCGCAGCAACTACGGCAGGACAAGGCATGAGTTGGCTGTGGAAGGTGCCAGCAGCCCTCACCCTCGGATGTGCTATCGGGTGGGTGCTCGGTTGGGTGTTGATGTGGAGAGGTGGGTGTCCGATGAGTTTCTCGATGTGTGGCTGAGTAGCGGAGTAAAGAAATCCAAAGGGTATGTCGAGGCTACTCTGGACAACCCGATCAACCTCATGTATAATGAACGCAGGTGGCAAAGGACCGACCTTTGTCGCCCTCAGGAATGGAGGTTCCTAACTGATGATTGCTACTTCAAAGATCAAGAAGATCACCCTTCCCGGTGACACACCGCCCTGCGACCTCTGCGTCGTGGAGCATCCCCACCATCCACCCCGTGATGCGGAGTTCGACATGCCTACGATCTACGGGTCGTGGGGCTACGTCTGCCGTGACCACCTTGAATCCCATGTGGCTCGCGGTGCCTACGAGACTGGCACCCACATCACCTGGACCGGCTGAGTGACACACACGCAACTCACCCTCGAACAAAGCCTCGACCAGCGATTTGGGCTGGTCGAGCCTGATGACACTCGGAGGGGGGTGAATACTATGTCGAAGTCATATGGAAAGCGTGGCC